AGGTAACCCATGGGCATATTAGGAGCGGGGAGAAGTGACATAGTGTCAGAGCCAGAAGTATTTCTGACAACTACCCCCGAAGCCACTGAAACCCACTACCCTATCCCACACGGTACACTTGTAGATACCGTAAGGGATGTGGTAAGGGGAGCACAGTGGAACATCACGGAGACGGACTACGCCCTGTTTCATGACAACAATGAGATGTTTGCCGTATGGCGCATCCAAAACGGGCAGTCCCATCCAGACTATGACCTGACTATCGGCTTACGCAATTCGCATAACAAGCTGTTTGCGGCGAGCATGGCAGTCGGATCATACGTCATGGTGTGCTCCAACTTAGACTTCTCTGGAGAAGTCACGTTTGGACGTAAGCACACACGATACATCATGCGTGATTTGCGTGGATTGGTGGAGAGAGCGTTCTCCAAAGTTCAATCCATGCGAATGCTGCAAGACCGGAGGATTGAGGTGTACAAGGAACGCACCCCATCCGACACTGAGGTGCATGACTTCTTGATTCGTAGCGTGGATCAGAAGGTCATGGCCAACTCCTACATTCCGAAAGTTCTAAAGGAATACAGGACGCCTCGACACGAAGAGTTCTTCAACGACGGGCATGTTAGAACCGGATGGACTCTTCTCAACGCCTACACTGAAGTGTTCAAGGGCGTTCACGCACTGACACTGCCCAACCGTACAATCAGACTGCATAGAATGCTCGACGTTCTATGTGATGGCGCTGAGTTGACGTTGGAAAGTGTTAGTCAACCTGAACCTGAGACTGAGCCTGAAGATTACACCTTCACTGAGCGACTCAGGAACTGGACAGACCTTAACTGATGCCGGATTGGAGTGAAGGCTCTGTTTTCGTCGTACTAGGAATAGCATGTGACGACAAAGAACTAATGCTTGAAGGTTTCAAGTTGATCCACGAAAACGGCCATAAACTGGCACCAGCTTTGATGTCTATGCTACACAGAAGACTCAAGGCAGCGAAGGTCGTGGAATCAGACGAACCCGAAAGCGAAGAAGAGGTTCTGAGATGGATGACTGCATGTATCAATGACCTTGAGAACAGGATCGAAGAGAGTAAGGTCGTTGAAGCGTTCCTGGCAGACATATCCGAAGACTACCATTAACCCATAACCAAACATGCGTATACTCGAAAGTGATCTACGTTGGATCACCGATATCATATCAGAACTCAATAACTTTGCCAACGAACTCAACGGCACGAAAACAAGATGCGACTGTTGTTCTCTCATGAAATGGGATGACTTCGATCAAGGCATACTTCAACTTGCCGCACAGAGTGCTGTCACCAAGCTGGTAAAACTCAAGTCATTGACGAAGGATCAGATAGAGGCCCAACCCAAGTTGTAGTACCCGATAGCGACAAGCGTTATCGGCAATTTAGCTCCTTAAGGGGGGAGTAAAATGTTCAAGAATTACGCAGTAACCGTAGAGGGGGTCACCCCACTCATGACCAATCGTTTTGTTGGTGATATTGGGGTGGACGACGGCAACTCTCGCCCAGTTTTTAGGGGTGAGGAAGGCACTCCAAGAGAGCAGGCTTGGAATACTTTGTATTTCAGTGGTGATGGTGAGACACTCATCATCCCCGGTCCCAACGTATTCGCCTCTCTTATGGAGGCGGGTAAGTGGTTCAAGATCGGAAGGGTCAAGGTCACAACCGTAAAGACCTCGCTGCTTCCGGCCTGTCTACATCTGGAAGAGCTTGTGTTGCCAATTGAGTATAGGGATGAATGGGAAGTTGATAGCCGTCCGGTGAGAATCCCGGCCACGGGTGGGCGCATCATACGACACCGCGCCGTTTTCAATGACTGGAAACTCAACTTCACCCTTAACCTTGATTCAACGCTACTGGCTCCGAAGATGCTTCGTGAGATCGTGGATGCAGCAGGTAGCCGCATCGGGCTGGGCGATTTCCGCCCGCAAACCAAGGGACCATTCGGTAAGTATGTCGTCACTAATTGGGAACAGCTTAAGTAAGCTGCGACTGAAAGAGGGAGGTGACAGCATGAGCATGAACCGAGACGAGCTTTACAGTGAGACGCGCAGGCTGTTGAAGGTGCTGCGAGAGATCGCCCAACAAGAGATCTTAGACGGCGAGGGGGATCGCACCGCCCACTGGATGCGAGACAAGGCTAACGCAGCCCTCGACCGGGAGGGGTTCATCGCAGCCGCACTGGAGGTGACACCATGATTGAAACACACGAGGACTTATAACAATGAGGACTCGTGAAGCTAGGCGCATGAAAAGGCGTGCCTTAAAACGAGTACGAATTTTAGGTCATCGACCTTCATTGATATCAGGCGAAGGTGCATTGCACCTGTACGGATGCCTGGAACGAAACTGCTTTCATTTGCTTGAGTGTTGGGATAATCCAACCCAAGCCTGTGGCCAGATGATGCACAGCCCGTGTGCTCTCGCACTGGAACGCAGTTGGTGGAGGAGGCTTAGGTACAAAGCCTACAAATTCTTATCTGAATATTGAGGATACAGGTATGGAAAACTTCGACAACATCCCATCTATCAGTTTGAGGGTGGAGGTGACACACCTCGTCAACACGCTCAACTCTAATGCGGGGCTGTATGATTCCAGCGAAATTTTAGCTGCTCTTCGTGCGCTTCGGATGGGGATATGTAAATCTTCTCAAACCAAAGTGGACATATAATGGGATACAAAATCGAGGTTCTCGTTAACGGCGAGTGGGGGCGCAACGGTATCGTCTGGCCTGACATGGCGTCAGCCGAAAAGGCGGCAGCGGATCTCTACTCACGTTGGACGCTGACCATGGGCCACCGTGCCGTTGAAGTTGACGAGAAGCCCAACCGGCCCACTTGGGATAAGTGGGTAGCAGAGCACGGGCTACCACCCCGAAGCGTGACGTTATAAACGGACCATACAATAAGAAAAACCCCCTGCGCTAATCAAGTTGGATTTGATTAGGGCAGGGGGAAAAGGAGTGGGAAAGGGGGGCTAACCCAAACCTATTTTTTTTCTCATTGTCCGTTAAAACGATAACACAAAGAGGAGGCATGTGTTACATCGTCATCGCGAACTTAATCACCTATGACATTCATGGCAATATCAATATAGCCACGCATGGTTAGGCAAAGTATGGCAAAGCCGGGCGTGGCACGGCAGAGCATGGTTTGGTAGCGCAAGGCACAGCATGGTTTGGTAACGCAAGGCAAAGCATAGTAGCGAGGCGTGGTGCAGTGGGGCTGGGTCAGGCGGGGCGGGGCTAGGCAAGACAAGGCATAGTAGCGTGGCGCGGTGGGGCTGGGCCAGCCGGGGCGGGGCGGGGCAACGCAAGGCATAGTAGCAAGGCAGTGTCAGGTTTGGTACGGCCTGGCCAGGCCGGGCTGGGCAGGGCGTAGCATGGCGCGGCGATGTTTGGCCCGGCAACGCAAGGCATAGTAGCGGGGCCTGGCAACGCACGGCGTGGCCTGGCTTGGCTCGGCTCGGCAGGGCAACGCGGGGCACCGTAATGCGCGGCTTGATGCGGTTAGGCAAGGCATAGTAGCGAGGCGGAGCAGGGCTGGGTGCGGCTGGGCCTGGTGCGGCGAGACAAGGCAAAGTAAGGCATAGTAGCACGGCACAGCAGGGCACGGTGTGGCAGCGTTGGGCGGGGCGGGGCTAGGCTTGGCCCGGCTCGGCTCGGCAGGGCCAGGCAAGGTAAGGCATAGTAGCAAGGCGTAGCATGTCTGGGCTTGGCTTGGCAATGCGGGGCACCGCACGGTAAGGCATAGTAGCGGGGCCAGGAGGGGCAGGGCGAGGTGGGGCAGGGCGGGGCGGGGCAAAGTCCGGCAACGTGAGGCAAGGCATAGTGGCGTGGTCTGGGTACGGTAGGGCCTGGCCAGGCGGGGCAGCGTGTGGCAGAGCGCGGCGAGGCGCAGCAGGGCACGGCATGGCAAGGCAACGCAAGGCATAGTAGCGGGGCCTGGTGGGGCCGGGCAGGGCATGGCTTGGCCGGGCTGGGCCTGGCAGGGCATGGCACGGCAAGGTAAGGCATAGTAGCAAGGTTTGAACGCGGCGGGGCTAGGTCTGGCGGGGCGTGGCGCGGTGGGGCAACGCAAGGCAAGGCATAGTAGCAACGCCTGGGCAGGCCAGGCGAGGCAGGGCCGGGCCAGGCGCGGCAAGGCATGGCAAGGTCTGGCGGGGTCTGGCGGGGCGCGGCTAGGCTCGGCAGAGCAACGCAAGGCATAGTAGCCCGGCGTGGCGAAGCGCGGCGGTGCTAGGCGTAGCATGGCGGGGCAACGCAAGGTGAAGACGCTGGAAGCAACCCTCTAGAAGTCCCAATCCTCCTCGTTCTCATCAAAACTGGGAGTAAGGTCACTCCAGCAACCAACCGATCTATCAAACTTCAACGGACACACACCATGTTTACCGATCCAAGACCAACGAACCTTCCATATATGAAGTTCGGGAGGATCTATATCGTGTGGGTCTCTCCATAGCGTGATACCTATATCGGCTTTCGCAAACCAAGCCGCAGATCCAGCAATGTCATGCCCGCTTACAACCACCTTAGACCCCCGCCTATCGGGGGCGATCTTTGTGGGATGAGCAATAAAGAATACATGGCAATCATGCGACTTTGCCCATTGCTGGACCTGGGTTAGTACCCCGGAAATCTCGTCAGTCTCTTTAAGGTTGTTGGATAGACTGAGGTGATTGTAAGGATCAATAACCAAAACCCTACAACCCATACGCATGACCGCAGTGGAAGCGATATCCAGTATGCCATCTATAGTCGTGGGTCCATCACGCCTATAGTCCATAAACAAGAAATGCTCTTTGAGCCAAGCTTGAGCATGGTCCCTCTCTTCAGGGCTCATCCTCTGCTGCCCGCCACCTTCAAAGAAGGGGCGTTTAGTGACCTTCTGTGCCAGTTGCATGAGGTGTAGCTCGGGTGGCTTCTCAAAGCTACAAAACACAGTCTTATAGTTCATGGACTGAGCGAGATTTATACAGATTTGATCTATGAAATCGCTCTTCCCGCTTGATGGAAAGCCAGTCACCACAGTTAACATTCCGGGCGGGACCTGAATGAATTTATCAAGGGACGATAGACCAGTCCTGGCTCCTCTCAACTGGCCATTATCATAAAGATCTAAGACAGCATCACTGAAGACCTCAGCACCATGCAGTCCTATCATGGGCAACGGCTGACAATCTTCTAATTGTCCTAGTAAGTATCCGGTGCCCTCTTTTTCTAGAGCATCACCAGCATCCTTATAATCTTCTAGATCGACAAGCCATACTTTAGTGCCACCGATCCTACGGACGATCTCTTCTTGAAGGGCTTTCCCAGGCCCATCGTTGTCTGTATTGAGGATGATACGAGGTGCCGATTCAAGTTCTCGCTTGGCCTTCCAGATATAAGCAAACTTTCTATCATCCTCTGGTGTGATCTTGCCATCTCTAACCTTGGCCGGGGCACCATTGGGTATGGATACAACACTGATATTGTCCGGTAAGATGCTGGTCATCCAAGCTAGAGCGTCGATCTCTCCTTCGCAGATCAAGAGATCGTTGCCATCCACATAGCGATCAATGTTGAAGAAGTCTTCACAAACATTTTCTTGGGAAAACCTCTTGTCTGTATCGGCTGATCTCCACTTGATGGCATTGACTAAGTCGCCATCACGATACGGAAAGCCCACGGCAGGAACTGTCTTGCCGTTAAAACGATGAGTGCCAGTAATCGTATGTGACTCAATGACTGAATCTGCGATACGCCTATCTTGAAGATACTTCCTTGCGGCTTCGTTATTAGATCGCGGTGGATTAGATAACGGCTCTCTCGGCACCGGAACCGTTTCAAATGACCACTCCCGATCATTGACCCAGCCACCGCTTATGTCACAGTGATGACATTGGTACTGGACACCTTTTACATCGACCTTGATCGATAAAGGTCTGTCGTGTTTGTTCTTTGTTCGACTGCCCCGACACACAGGACAATCTTTCTTGTGCTGGCCCATCGCCAACGTAGATGCTAATGACTCAATTTCTGGAATTAAATGTTTTGCTCTCACGGTCCCCCCTCATTAGAAACTAATTCAGATAATTTTTTTAAAGCTGAATCCTTCTTAGCTAGTGTTGCTACGACAATTAATGATCTGGGATTATCTCTGTCTAGACCCCACTCTAAGTACTGTCCTTTAACCAACCTATCATTGGTATATACACAGTCTTGTAATAAATCCAGTAATAAAGAAGCATCTAGATCTGGTCTACGACTCCCATAATAAATCTTAATTGCTACAAACACATCTTCTTCAAACAATTCTTTTCTAGTAGGGCACTGGCTCTTAAAGTTTTTAGTGTAATTAAGAGCTTTTTTAGATTTTATAAATCTAGGTTTACCACCGATAAGAACAAACCGCCTAGAGTTGGCTTTCGAGGCAGGCTCCCCACCGATACTAACCGTACACGGATCGTTGTCAATGCCCTTGCATTTCTCTATACGGTTAGCTATCATTACTCTCGGCGTTGAACGGACCAGACGATAACACTTGGTGGTGGAGCGTGCAAGAAGGCACCGGACGATACAGGGTTTACAAGGGGGTAGGCGTACCGCCTCCCGTGAATCCCGGCCCACGCCGCAAGTGGGGCGACTTGCCGCTTGAGAGCGTGGCAGTGGGAGATCTCATCGAAATGCCCATGGACAAGGGGGAGGTGGGCAGGTTGATCGGTTCAATCAGGAGTTACGTCTATCGTGTATCTCTCAGAACAGGCAGGAAGTTTTCTGTCCGCAAAACTGATTACGGAATTGAAATATGGAGGATGGAGGATGGAGTAAACCAAAATGAGTGATACAAGGGGCGAGGAAATCACCCTGTCGGCGTCAGAGATGGCGTTCGCCGCTTTCTCTGGGGTAGCGCGGGAGGCTGCGAACCGAGCGGATGGCAGGGGACGGGCGGGTGGCTTCAGTAAAAGCGGGTGGGATGCCCACATCGAGGGAGCTTGTGGCGAGTGCGCGGCGGGGAAGTGTCTTGGCGTGTACTGGCCTCCGGGGATGGGCACGATGAAAGGGCCAGACCTACTCCACTGCATTGAGGTTCGGACGACACCCGGTCACAACTACCGGCTCCCAGTCAAACGGACTGACCCAGAAGATCGGTGGTTCGTCCTCGTTACGGGGACCGCGCCGGTATTTTTTGTTCGGGGATGGATTGGCCCCGACGAAGCGAGGCGGGATGAGTGGTGGGACGACACGATTGAGTATCCAAATTGGCTGGTACCTCAGTCCGCGCTTCACCCGATTGGCACACTACTAGATGCAATACACCATCACACGCCGCGCACTGCGCGGGAAGGAAGGTAGGAGGAGGGAACATGATTTTAACCAATGAATATGGGGCACCTGACGCCTTTGTTAGGGCGATTGAGGGTGATCCATACACGAAGGGGGGTGCCGACTTCTCCGCTACGGAGTTGTTGAAGCCACCCCAGATTGTGAGGCTCTACAAAGAGCATGAGGACACAATTACAACCGATGTGCGTGACGAGTGGTGGAAGCTCTTGGGTAAGGGCGTCCACAGTGTTTTGGAGAACTACGGAGAGGGGTCACGCGAACAACGCTTCTTTGCTGAATGCGGAGGGGTGAAGATCTCGGGAGCCATGGATCTTCTGGGTGATGATGGTGCTGTCACCGATTACAAAGTGACAAGCGTTTTCACAATCCAAAGAGGATTGAAGACCGACTGGGAACAGCAACTCAACATCTATGCTTGGTTGCTGGGGCAAAACGACATTACCGCTACGAGTCTCACTATCGTTGGATTGTGTCGTGACTGGATAAAGTCTCGTGCAGAAGCAAAAGCGGACTATCCACAAAGCCCTATCGTTCCAATCAAGGTGCCACTATGGCGTCCTGAACGGCAGGATGACTTCGTGGCAAGCCGTGTAAGGGTCCACACGGCGGAGAACACCATACCATGCACCCCCGAAGAGCGATGGGCGCGAGGGGGCTACACAGTGCTTGGTGGGGGGCTTAAGCCACGGTCATTCGACACATCGAGCGAAGCTGCTAACTACATCAACCAAAAACAGAAGCCCGGAAGAAGTTTCACCATCAAAGAGGGGAGTGCAAAGTTCGTGCGTTGCGAGAGTTGGTGCCCAGTATCAGATCATTGTCCACAATGGAGGGGGGAAAAGAGAAATGCCCGCTAAAAACTTAGGGGCTGCGTCAATATGGAAGACGCTGTCTAAGATTGATTGCAGCAGCAAAACGATGGACAAGGGAGGCTTGACTTATCTGCCTTGGAACCAAGCTGTCACCTATATGATGAATCATTATCCTGAGTACACGGTGAAATGGCATGGCACCACAGACGAGAATAACGTCACCAGGGATGTCACCTACTATGAAGGTGGCACCGCAATGGTCAATTGTTCAGTCACCATTGGCGAGGTGAAACGTGAGTGCTGGCTCCCGGTGATGGACTATAAGAACAAAGCCATAGCGCATCCGTCGAGTCGCGACATATCAGACTCGAAACAAAGATGCTTGGTGAAGTGCTTCGCCCTGTTCGGCTTGGGCATATACATCTACCGTGGCGATGCGGTTCCAGATGTTGAGGATTCTGGAGAGGAGCCAACAGCAGCGGCACCACCCAAGGCGAAGGCCAAACCAAGGAAACCTAGAAAAGTGAAGGAGCCTGTAGTGGAGTTGCCTGACGTTGGTGCCCTCAAGAATGAATTGATTGCACTGACCCACAGGCTGAACGACGGCGGTTGGACGCCGGATGACGCCACTAAGGCACAGATCAAAGCTGCGGTAACGAGCCTTGATGTAGAGGCACTGACATCGCTGGTCGAGGCGTTACAGAAAGTGAAACAACCCTTCTTGCTAACTAACGAGAACCCAGAGGAGAATGACTGATGGCTAGGAATTATGCTGATCAACCGAAACTAAACTTTTCCATCTTTGAGAACAGGTTCGCAAATAACCCAAAGCATCCAACCATGACGGGTGCCATTGAGTTCACGCGCCCCTTCCTCAAGGCCATGGTCGAAGAAGCGAAGGCTGGAACGATGCCCACCGTCAAGGTGGCCATGTGGGAGCGCGTGGGCCGTGATAGCGGCAAGCCCTACCAGTACATAAGACTGGAACTTGACCAAAAGGGTGCAGCCTCTAGCCAGGAGCTTGCTGAAGAGGCGGTTGAGGAAGAGGATGACGGTCTCCCCTTCTAAGCAGGCGTTCCTGCTGCGCCTTGAGCGCACAACCTTAAACATGATCAGGCGTGAAGCGCAAAGTAGGGACATTACTATCACCGACATGTTCAAAGAAATCATCAAAAGCTATGACTTTACGGGGCAACGTGAGCAACTGAAGCCCCCCGAAACAAAGCCTTGGTGGATCTAGGGGGAACTGATGGCTTTAATTATGAATGACCAATGGGATATGTTCGATGATCTGGGACACCTCCGTCGCACATTCCGCGAGGAATGTAAGAAGGGAACCACCTGCCCTGTCTGCGATAGGTGGGGACACTACGACGGGCGTCCACTCAACGTCACAATGGTCCGGGCTCTCAGTTGGATGTGGTCGCTATCGGGCAACGGAAAGTATTGGCTGGATGTTCCCGCCGCGCTTCGCGCTGATGACAAGCGCACATACGACTTCAGCAAACAATACAGCACGGTGAGGCATTGGGACTTTCTCGACCACAAGCTAAACGCCAGCGACTCGCGCACCAAAGAAAGTGGCGTTTGGAGGCCAACGCGCCTAGCGGGTGAGTTTCTGCGCGGCGAGGTCGCAGTTCCCGAAAGGGTGTGGACGTTCAACAAACAACGTGTTCTGATTTCTGATGCTACTGTCTGGGTTGAAGATATCGTCAAAGATTTTGATTACTGGGAGATGATGCTGACAGATTGGCAATCATCCTAAGAGGCTACGAGTGTGCCAATCACAACTCCCGCTAGAACATAGGGTACTGCCCGACTGACTCGACGCATGATGCCAGGGGTGGCTATGGCCCTCCATGCATCTGATTCCTCATTCAAGGCCGTGATCTCACGCCTCAAGACATCGTTTACTCGCTGCTCCGTGACCCACATCGAATCAAGTGCCTCGACTCGTTGCCAGAGGAGTGCCTTGTCGGCCTCAAGCGTTTCTACCTGCTCTTGGTAAGCTTGCACTTCATCGCGATGGTCAGCCTGGATCTCATCAAGGATCACTCCTAAGCCATCATAAGCCTCCAAGCTGTCTCTTAGTACCCTCACCCCCTCGTTAAAGCTGATAGAGGCACCGGAGGCCCTCTCAACGGCCCGTGCCCTGACCTTAGCTATAGAGTCATGGGCCTGGTCAAGGCTGTCTCTGAGGATCTCATAGCCCTGAAGGGCTTCTTCGGCCTGACGCTCAAGGTTGGCACGCTCTATCTCAAGGAGCCTGACCCTTTCCTCTGCAACCAAGGCGTCTGCCCTTGATGCGTTGACGGCGGAAAGGCCGAATCCTAGCAATGTCATGGCTACCAACACCATGACTACCGCTCTAATATTCATTATCCTCACGCAAAGCATTGGACATATACCCGGCACCTGCTAAACCGCCTATACCAGCTAGTAAGTTTCTACTTCCTGCTTTAGCTGGATCAAACGCAGCCCACGGTGATCGGATGTTTTTAGGATCGAACATACTTATAGTTGCATTTACACCTAACGTGCCATCATACAAGCCTTCATATCCCAACTCTTTTGCAAGATTTGCTATATCATCGGGGTGCGGCAGGTGATCACGCGACCATCTTAGACGCTCACTGCCCGGACGAGTATCCAATTCCCTTACAATGTTCATGTAATCACTACCGGGACTCCTATCAACCTGAAGAAGCTTTTTGCCACGAACCTTAATTGGATATATTCGCGGCTGATTTAGTGATGGATCTCTGACGCGCATCGGCGCATCTAAAAATGCAGCGTTACGGGCATTCTCGACAGCATAGCCAGACGCTGCCCCAGGATTACCTGAATATATACCCGGACCCAACATACCCGATCCGCTTGGCTCCAACGAAGTCCATTCTTCTCCGGGGCGCATCGGAACATCAGTTCCATGATACGCATCTACGTCAAATTCGGCCTTAAACGCTTTTCGTGTTGACGGCACTCTCGTGTCTAGATTCGGATTAAAGATGCCTAACGCTTCTCGTTTCAAGCGTCTGGCTTCGTCCATGGGTAGCTTTCTTCTACCTTTCAAAAGCTTTCTTAAACCTGCTGCACCCACAAATGGTAGTGCAAGACCAGCTAATCCCAATCCAACACGACCCAAGCTGCGGTCTTGTAGTCCCGCACCTATCTCAACCAAGTCCGTGGCCTCGCCTATGCCAGGAAGCATAGAAGCACCGATATAGCCCAGGCTGGGATCGTCAGCCCTGCCTCTGATGCCTTCCCATAGGCTTCTGAGCTTGTCGAGGACTGGACCACCCTGTTGATACGCACGCAGACCAGTTATGCCGTTACGCATTACTGCCCCACCGTGCAGGTGATGGGCGACCGATCATGCCTCTCACATCCAGATGCGTGAAGGATTTATAACGACCTATGCCGAAGAGCTTGGCGTGTGGGTGGCCTTCCAGCATGTCCGCAACTTCGGATGGAATAGATCCTGCCTTGACGATATCGGCTGCGCCGCAAGTCGTGTGCATTGAGTGGGGCACACCACCTACGGCTGCATTATAACGCGAGTCCCGATACCAACTGTTGATCAGCACGCCCGTTGTACCGTTCTTCGCACGCAGCCATTCAAGCACATCGATCAACATCCACACATTTTCTAGTAGCTCCAGAGGAGGGGTCCTTAAAACAGCACTCCTATATGGACCCAGCCGCTCTCTCCCTACATCACAGATTTCCAGCGCAGAGAAGTTCTCAATGCCACGATCACTGAGGAGCCGCCCGCATCGGTCTACCCAATCACCTTTCGTCATGCTCTCTGAAATCCGGGGAATTGTCTAACAGATCGGGACGCCGCAACCCTTTCGCTGCCTGTGCTATGCCCGATGCCACGGCACCTACCTGCGGGGCCAAGTACTGGGCCATTCTTGGACCACCAGCCCATGCAACAAGACCTACCGTGAGTGCGCCCAGAAGGCTGTAAGCAGGTTCTGGAACGTCCCATATAGTGGAGTCAAGGACGATAAGTGTGCCCGTAAAAGCTAATGAACCAGCCAGAAACACACGGGCTGCACTGAGAGATCCCCGTTCGTCTTTTACAATCTCAATCATATTACGGACCTCTCCCAGTCGTATGGCGCTAATCCTTTCATTCCAGCCTTGACGCTAGTCACGCCATCCAAGACCTTGTCGCGCTCTTCTATCATATCGAAAAGGAGTTCGCGCTTGCGATCATCGGATATCCAATCACTTCGTAGCAGCCTGTCCCTGCGTTCACGCCATTTATCCATATAAGTGCCATAGGCACTCACCT